TAGAAGAAAGTGCTATAACCGAACAAGAAGATGAAGACTTTTGGAAAAATAATAAGACAGAGATTATAAAAAAACAAAGAACAAATCCAAAGAAATTTGCACCAAGATATGAAGAACCCCCAAGAGCCAAGGAACGAATTGAGGAAGAAAAGAAAAATCCAATAGACCCAAAATATGTTATTGCTGCAGGTAAAACCAGATTACTTGCTTTCGCTAAATATTACTTTCCACATTATCTAAAGAAAAAATCTAGTGAATTCCATAAATTCTTATATAAAATTCTATCAGAAGATATTAACACTGGAGCAAAGTGGGCTATAGCAGCCCCCCGGGGCAACGCAAAAAGCGCACTAGTATCCGCAATTTTTCCTTTATGGTGTATTTGTTATAATAAAAAAAAGTTTATAATATTACTTTCTGATACTGCTGGACAGGCTGAGGACTTTCTAACTGATATTAAAAGAGAGCTTGAATATAATGAACTTCTCCGAAGAGACTTTCCTCATGCATGCGGAAAAGGTGATACCTGGCGATCAGACGAAATAATCACTAACAACAATATAAAGATAAAAGCATTAGGCTCTGGGAATAAGATCAGAGGTAGGAGATTTGGTATACATAGACCAGATCTCATAGTTTGTGATGATACAGAAGATGCAGAGATGGTACGTAGTGATGTACAACGTACCTTTATACGTGATGAGTGGTTTAATAAAGATGTTCTTTATGTTGGTGGAGAAGAAGGAGCATCAACCGACTTCTTTTTTGTAGGAACTATTCTTGGGAAACATGCTCTCCTGAATGCGCTTCTTAATCCTTCAGAGTACCCAGATTGGAAAAGTAAAAAGTTTAAAGCTGTAATTAAATTTTCTGATTCCCCACTTTGGGATGAGTGGGAGCGACTGTATAAAAACCACTTTGATTTAAATAGAGAAAAGACAGCTAGGAAGTTCTTTGAGGATCATAAAGAAGAAATGTTAGAGGGTACAGAAGTTCTTTGGCCCGAAGGTGATCCTTATTATAATTTGATGGTGGACAAACTAAGAGACCCTAGAGGTTTTGTAAGTGAAAAACAGAATGAAGCTGTAGACCTAACAAGGGTATATGTAGAAAAGAGAGATTTGCACTGGGAGGATTTTAATAATCCACAGATTAAGGCAGCTCTGAATCGGGCTTCTAGTTATTATTACGGTGCTCTTGATCCATCTCTTGGTAAGAAACGAAAAAGAGGGGATGACAGTGCTATTGTAGTATTGGCTAGAGACCCTAAGACTGGATTAATATTCGTGATAGAGATGGATGCTATGTTACGATCTGTTGATAAACAAATTGATGATATATTAGATCGACATGAAAAGTATCATTTTAAGAAGTTTGGAGTAGAAACTGTAGCATTCCAAGTTATGGTTGCAGATGCCTTAAGAAAAAAGTCTAGAGAGTCTGGGGTTTATGTTCCAATACAGGAACTTCCTACCAATAAGGATAAGAAACTGAGATTTGAAGCTGTAGTTCCATTTCTTATTGATGGGACATTTATCTTTGATAAAAAGAAATATGAAACAGATCAGCTATATCGTAAGGGTGTAACACAAATCTGTGAATTCACAGGTGAGGATGATATTCGGGATGATATTGTCGATGCTCTTGGATATGCTTTTCTGTTGGCTAAAAAACCACGCTTTAAAATGTTAACTAGTCAAAATAGGTAATTGAAGGAGTCAGTTCTTGTGGCGAAAGAAAAAATAATATTGGCAGATCGTGTTCACCCGCTCTATAGAGAAAATGCAGATTTGTGGCAGTTGTATCTAAATGCTGTTAAGGGTGGCGCAAATTTTGCTAACAGCGATAATTTATTCTCTCACAGATTAGAGTCTAGCGATGACTATACTGAGAGAGAAGATAGAGTTTATTATTTGAATTATTGTGAAACTGTACCAACATTGTATAACACATATATCTTTAAGGAAAATGTTGGACGGGCTCCAGACCCAAATCTTGATTTCTTTAGGAGGAATACAGATGGGAGAGGTACGCCAATATCTGATTTTGTAGCTAAAGCTGGATTCTTTTCGAGTGTATTTGGTACAATGCACGCTTTAGTAGATATGCCTCCTACAAATATAAAAAGAGGAAAAGCAACTAAAAGAGATGTAACAAGAGCAGGACTACAACCATACTGTACTCTTATATATCCCAGTCAATTAAAAGACTGGTCTTTTGACAGATGGGGCAATTTGCTGTGGGTCGTCATAGAAAGTATTTATTATAGAGATCAAGATCCATCAGTAGAACGTGAAGAAGAAACACACTACAAACTCATTACAAGAGATGAGTGGAGAATAGAAGATGAGGATGGATTACCTGTTAAATTTGAGGATGGTTCTTCAAATAAAGGTCCAAACCCATTAGGTATAATCCCACTTGCAACTATATATCACAAAGATATAGAAGATGACAAAGTTGGTGAGTCATTACTCAAAGATATTGTATATATTAATAGAGCTATCCTAAATTGGTGCTCTTGCATGGATGAACAAATTGAAAGACAAACATTCTCTCAACTGGTTGTCCCAGATAACGGTTCATTAGCTGAAGAAAGCGAGAGCGGTGATGATCCTCTTCATAGAATAGGAACTTCTTCTGTGTGGACATTCCCCGCTGATGCTGGACAACCTCCACAATTTATCTCACCTAATGTTGAAAATATTAATGCAATTTGGAAATTGGTCACAGATCATATAAAAGAGATTTATAGATTAGCAGGACTTATAGGATCATCTGATGATATGTATGCATCAAGGTCTGGTCGTGCTGCTCAAATGGGCTTCCTTGGTGTTAATGCCGCTCTTGCCGATAAAGCCAAAAAGTATCAGAAGTTTGAGAATGATATTAGTAAACTTGCCTATATGCAGCTTGGTAAGTCAATTGACGAGTATCAGGAAGTTAGATATGCTGATTCTTTTGATGTTTCATCTCTTGGGGAAGAAATTGATGCTACATTTAAACTCATGGGTGAAAACTTCTCTTCTACTTTAAATAAAACAATAATGAAGAATCTTGCTAGACGGGCAATCCCCTTAGCTTCTACAGAAGTAAGAAAGACAGTAGAAAATGAGATAGACTCTGGAGATGGTTTAGTTAAAAATACAACAGAGAATAAGCAGCCTTCCAAAGAAGATGGTAATCCTAACTCTAATTTAGGTAAGACTTTTAAAACAAAAGAAGAGCTTGAGGAAGAAGAAATAGATAAAAAGAAAAAGGAGAAGTAAGATGAAAAAGCATAAAAGCAAAATATTTATAGCATTGACGATGTGTCTTATCTTCCTTTTATTCTCTGCACCTATATTTATGTGTGAATTTTCTACAGGACAGACTAAAGAAGATATTAAGTTAGCTGCCCGGAGAGCATCTGTCCAACCTGTTTTTTATATCCCTGTTATAAAAGCTACTTTTACTAATCCTATAGACGTAGACGAAAAGCTAACAAAAGAAGATATAGAAAATCTGCTTGAAGAAAAGATCAAAATTGCTATTGAAAAAGAAAAAGAAAAAGAAACTAGGAACAAATATAATGAATATCTTACCAATATTGACGTGTGGGGTTATGAAGCTGTCTCTCAAACTCATATTCCACTTGGTGCTCTTGCCCCTAAATGGGCTAAATTTCCAGAAAGAGTTCTAGTGGTATATAAAACAGAGAAAAAAGAAATAACTGCATGGGAAAAAGAATACGAAAAAGATATTCTGGCTGTTTCTGAAACAGCAAATGTTTCTCCCAGCCAAGCAAAGGAAATAATTAACAGATTGCATGCAGAGGGGTATTCTATATCAAAGGAAAAATTGAAAGAAGCTGAAAGTGTCGAGTTGTTATGGTTTGAAGATGGTTGGAATACTAAATACCCCCAGACCTTAAAATGGTCTGTGGAAACACTAGGAACTAAAAATAATATTATCATTGGGTATGATTCAAGGGGTATACTTGAAATTCAGCCAGTTGCAGATGATGCTAGACTTCACGTTGTTGCTGGATATTTTGATCTCAAAGATGAATATAAGCCAAAATCTGACGAGGTTAAAAAATTAGAAAGCCAGATTGAAATGCTACAAGAGGACGTAAAAGACAAGCAAATCATAATAGATGCTGAGACAAAGAAAAAAGAAACTAAGCGGGATATTAGTAATGCAACTTATAATGATGTTCGATATGGAACTGTTAAGCTAGAAGAGTTTTGGATGATGTCGGCTGCTTCTGGAGTATTTCTAGGAAATATGAAAGTTACCGATAAATTTTGGGGGTTTCAATCTAGTTGGGGTTCATATAAACAAGTTATTGGCAACGAAGAGAAAGGAGTTATTTTAACTAATGCTCATGTAGCTAATATGGCATTAAGTTTTAAGGTCTATGTCTCTGAAGATAAAGAAGAAATGTGGGTAGTTCTCCCTGGAGTTCCATATATAAGATATACTCAAGATACAGATCTTTTAGGATCCCCTGCTCAAGTATTGTGGATTGAGGGAGCACCAGTTAGTAGTCTAGATTTTGATTGTGCTCTTATGGTTACTACTAAAGTTCCTGAGTATGATAAATATAAGGTAGCTTTTGGTAATAGTGATAATGTAAAAGAGGGTGAAAAAGTTATCATGGTTGGGAATCCAACATACATGCAGAAGTTCTTAACTGAAGGAGTGATTACTAATAAATCCTACAATCTTTTCAAATCTCTTATAGGAGGATCTATTTTATGGGAAGGAAAGATTCCTCATAGAATGTACAGAACTATGATTAATAGTGATTTATGGTTTGATACCCCTATTGGAATAGGTGGCACAAGTGGTTCTGGAGTTTGGGCATTAGAAGGGAGTGAAAAAGGTAAAATGATAGCCTTACATAATATGGGATTGAGGCAACCACTCTCTATTGCAAGTGCTATTTATGATAAGAAAGATATTAATGTTGATTCAATTTCTTTATCTGTATCTCCTAATAGTTTGCTAAAAAATATATTACGGAAACATGGTTCCAAATTCTTTGAACACTATCCTTTTAAGGAAGCAAAATTTAGGTTTAGAATGGATTCATTCATTAAAAAAGAACCTATTTTTGGTACTGCAATGAAAGATTTGGGTCTATGGGTGAATATTGCCGGTATGAATGCTGGAGTCCCAATTAATAAAGTAAAACAGTATCTACAAGAAAGGGGAATAAGTCCAGAGGATTTTAATTGGGAAGAATTACCTAAGAAATACTGGAAGAATTAGTAATGATTCCCTGGTTTGCAAGTTGGCTTATAATAGTGTTTTTAATTCCTGTTGCTGTACTTTTAGTGTGGACTGTGCTCCCTATGGGTAGGTCCGAAGAGTTTCGAAAAAAGCAATGGGAAAAGAAATGGAAAAAGAAGTTTCCTGAATTGCATTAGTAGGAAGGAGTGAAACAATGTCCAAAAGAGTTATGTCTGCGGAAGAGAGGCGATGGCAGGCTGAATCTGATGTAAGAAGCCTTATGGAAGCAGAAGTCATAAAAAGAGACAAGGCAAGGCTTAAAGCTGCAGTAAATGCTGCTAAATCAATGGCGAAAAAAGAAGAAGATGAGGCAAAAGCTGTTAAAAAGATAGCTAAGATGGAACCCAAAAAAAGAGTTACTAAGAAGAGAAAGAAATGACTAAAGCTCTAAGAGCGAAATGGGTTATGCATTTAGCATGATCCTCAATTAACAATAATTAGTGGTGGACACTACTAGGAGGAAAGCAAAATGACTATAGAAAACAAGGAGTTGTTGGATAAAGCTAAGGAATTAGGTATTGAAGTAAAGGAAGAAACAACAGAAGAGGCTCTTAAAAAAACTATATCTGATAAAGAAGAAGAGAACAGATTAAATGAAAAAGATGCAGATGCTTTAAGAGAGGAAGTAAGGAAATATAAAGAAGAAATATAAAGAAGAAAGCAAAAAGGCTTTTGAAGCCAGAGATATAGCGAAGAAAGAAAGACGAGCATTACAAAACAAAATAGCCGAGATGGAGGACAAAATAAAAAATGCCCCATCTGTTTCAGAGATTGAAGAGTATAAAAAGGAACTAAAAGAGTTAAAAGAATTTAAAGAAGAAGTAGATAAGAAGAGAGAGGAAGAGGAATTAAAAAACAAAACAGATCTTGAAAAAGCAGAAGCTCGTTTCAAAAAAGAAATGGAGAAATTTAATGCTCAATTAGAGAGTATCAAGACAGAAAGTAAGAAAGAGATTGAAAAGATTCAAGCAGAAAGAGATGCCGCATTGAGAGAAGCAGCTGCTAAGAATATGTACAGACTTGAAAATGAAATTAGGGATGCTGCTACCTCAAACAGAGCAATAAATCCGAAACAGATAGTTAAACTACTTAAGGATGACTTTGAATATAATAAGGATTTGGACAAATTCGAGGTTATTATCAGAGATAGTAAAGGCAAAGTGTCTGGAATAGAAACTGTAGAAGAAAGAGTTAAAAAGTTTCTAGAAGATCCCGACAATGACAACTTGGTGGAGTCTGAGGTCAATACAAATAGTATGCACACTCAACAGACAACAACTACGACAACTAATAAATATACATCTAAAGATAAAGATCTAATTAGAGAAGCTGATGAATCTAATTAGAGAAGCTGATGAAAGAGGTTTGAGTGTGGAAAGGCTAATAGAAATAAAGAAGAATCGTGATGCAAAACTCGCTAAAATAAGGGAAAGGAAATCACAATAGCCTTCATAAAAAATGTATAGGAGGTGAATTAGAGAATGGCGATTACAAAAGCTGTAGGAAAAGACCTAAAGTATGGACATGTATATGGTCCTGGCAAGGGTATAGAAGTCCCGGTAAAAGCTGATCAGTATTTCCATAGGCTTGGTGGACATTTTGTATTCCTTGATGCTAATGGGTCTGCAGTGGATATGTGTGCTAGTGTTGAAAGCCTAGGTGGAAGCCAGGTTTACGGTTGGCTTGAAACTCCAAAGGACGCCTCTGGGAAGAACAGCTGGAAGTCCAATACAAGTTCAGATGATATTTTTCCAGACAAGTGCTTTGTTATAACTGGCATTGAAAATAGATTTAGAATGCCTGTTAATGCAACTTCTTTTAGTACATTAGCGCAGAGCCATGTTGGTAAAGGCTGTATTGCTGCTAGTGTAGATGAAGCCAATGCTACATATCTACATAAACAGAAAGCCTACTATGTAGGTAGTTCTGCAAGTGCATGTTTGACAATTCATGAAGTGGATACTGATAATAAGACTGTTGTTGTGTCAATAAGACCGCAAGAGTTGCAAATAAATGATTGATAACTGGACGGTGTGGGACGGACATCCCGATAAATAATTTATGAATGGAGGTGAAAAGATAATATGGCAGGTGTAAGGAGATCTTCGGAGGTCTCACTATGCTGAGAGGTGTAGTTAAATACGGGGTGAATTGCTGGGATCTCCCCCACAAGGGGACAATCAGCAGCCAAGCTTGGAAAGTAATTTCCTTGAAGGTTCAGAGACTAACGTCCGACTCCTACCGCATAGCGGGGAGAGTAATGACGACACGAGTGCCCTGCATCCTATAAATAGGATGATGATATAGTCCAAGCTTATAGGTAACTATAAGAAACAAAGTTTAAATGACTTTGTGATAATAAACTGTCAAATTATACTATAGGCGGAATCGACCTATATTTCTCTGCTACTGTAGCTGATACTGATTTAGATAAAGGGACTACTACTGGTGCAGGAAGCGACTTCAGAACTACTACAAAGAATTTGGGTAATATTGTTACAGCAGAACTTGCTCCTGATGTAACATTCCTAGAGCATTTTATTACTACAGCTGATGGAGATAGAAGGAAAGATCATATAATTGCCTCTACAAAGAATTTAACTATACCATTCACGTTTGATGAAATGAATGAGGCTAATTTAAGACGGTTTTTCTTAGGACACAATACCACTGCTTCTGTAGCCAACTCATTTACAGTTTTAGAAAATGCAAAACAAATTGGTAGTGCACAGGTATATTTTCATACAGATATAGGCAGGGATTTTGTGTATATGATTCCTAAAGTTATGCTTCGTCCAGACGGAAATCTTGCAATGAATATTGAAGATTTTTGGAGTGGTCCTATGGCTCTTGATGTTCTATATTATGACTGGACTCCAACTAACGAAGCAAGTCCTATATTAAGTGCTCACTATGGAGTGATGATGACAGCAGCATTCTAACAGATTCTATGTGGTTGGAGCAACAATACTGCTCCAACCGCACAATAAACAGAGGTGAATATGATTATGAAAAGTGTAATTTGTGATGTATGTGGAGGGGATGCAGGAATATCAGAAGACGTAAGCACCTGGCAATGTAGTTATTGCGGAGCCATCCACGTAGTAGAAAAACCCTTGAAGAAGAAACCTAAGTTGGAGGACGAAAATGTCGGAAGACAAAATATCTCAAGAAGTACCCCAGGTCGAAAACCAGAAGAAACCCCAGACTGGGGATACAAAAAAGAAGAGTGAGGAGCAAATACTGTTCCCAGAAGCTAAGGTTGGTGATATAACAATCAAGCCTTGGTCTTTTGGAAAGTTGTTTGATCTATCTGTCTTACTGGAGCGTGTGCTTGATAAGGTAGAGGAGAAGAAAATAGACTTCAACTTTGAGAGTAATATAATCCCCTATTCTACCATAGCAAGATTGTTTACTATTGCTAGCCCAGAAGTTCTTAAGATAATCTCTATTACACTAAATAAGAGTGAAGAAGAGGTTAAAGAGTTGGGTATGGTAGAGGGTATAAGAATAGCAATGGTAATCTATCAACAGAACTCCGAGATCATAAAAAACGGGCTCAGTCCTCTTCTGAACCTAGCATAGATGAGAAGAGGACGAAGAAGCAGAAGAAGTTAACCCTCAGTGAGATATTCCAGACCTTAGTTGACCACAATCACTCTATTGATGATATAATCCACACTTATACTGTAGACCAAGTCTATCTGTTTTACGAGCAATGCAAAAAGAGGGAGATGGACTCAGATAAAATGAATGCGATCATCCTAGCAAACGCATTGGTCTATACTTCTCCAAGTAGTGACAAAAATGCTATGAGATCAAAACAGCAGACATGGAATAACTTTCTAAAAATATTAGACTGGGACAGCAAAACAAAAACTGAAAAGAAAAACAAGATGACAAATCCAGTTGTTTCTTTGCAGAGGTTGGGTATACCTGTAATGGGGGAGCTGCCTAAAAAAGAGAAAGATGTTAATAAGGAGTAAAGTCGTGGCAGAAGATACTTTTAAAGATGGACTAGAAATAAAATTATCTATAATAGATAAAAATGGAAAAGGTTTTTATTATGGTAGACGATTTGCTTTTCAATCGGATGAACTTCCAATGTCTAACGAAATGAGAGAAAAACTCATAAAAGAAATGATAATACAAGCTGCTCAAGGAATAATTCAAAGTAAAGATAAAATAATGGATAGTGTGAGAAAAGAAGGATTAACATTTTATAAGGAGATGAACAAGTAAATATGGCTGTTTCAATTGGTGGAATTCAGATCGGAGTTGGCGTAGATGTCTCTCACTTGCTAGATGGATTTAATGCTGCAAAAGCCAACATAGAAACCTTCAGAAAAGATATAGCTAAAATCAGAGTTGAAGGATTAGTAAAGGGAGATCCCTTTTCTGCTACTAGAAAACATCTCAGCAAAACGAGAGAGGCAATAAACGATGTGTTTAAATCCTGGGCTACAGCTATGAAAGATACCACCAAAGACATCAATAAGTTTGCTGCATTATCCAAAAAGTCAACAGAAAAGATAATGAAAGATTGGGCCAAATTAGGTGGTAAGAGAAAAATAGAGTTAGCATCTGAACTTACGACCTTTGCAAATCTAAAAGAAAAATTTGGGTTTGGAGAAGTAGCAGGTAGAGCACCAAAAGGTGGACGAGCTATGTGGCAATGGTTCTCTTCTGCAGATATAAGTGAACTAAACAAATATATACAAAAATGGAAGAGAGCTACTCCAGAAGTTGCAAAAGCTTTACAAGACTTTAGTAACAGGTTTACTAGTGGTATAAAGACATCAAAAAAGAATGCAGAAGCAGAGTTTAAGAAATTATACAATACGTTAAAGGGTGCAAGACAAAGGGTAGTAAACGAATATAAAGGGTTCGGTGAAGATCTTAGAAAGGCCCAGCTAAGACAAACTAGAATTGAATGGGCAGCCAAGGGTGCAGAAGCTAGAAGCCCTGAAGCTCTTATGAAAAGAAGAAGAGAAGCACTACTTAAACTAACTGTAGCATATAGAAGATATTATCTAGAGCGTGAAAAAGGATATAATGTAGAAGCTATGAATGAAGCTATAGGTAAAAACCTTTTAGCTAGACAACGGTGGGGAGCAAAGCTAACTAAGGAGCAGACTAAAGAACTAAAGAGATATAATAAAGAACTAGCAAAACAAAAAGCAGGAGAATATCTATTTTCAAAACAGTGGATGCTAAATCGTGCTAGATGGTTTGTACAGTTACGTTTGTTCTGGAGTATATATAGAAATACAATAGAGGCAATAAAAGACTTAGTAGATTATCAGTATCAACTAGCTAGAGCCATGAGAACTGCACAATCAGAAACGATGACAACAACTAGGGTTACTGAGGCATATGCCGATGCAATGAAATCAGCAGTCGTAATACACGGAGTAGGTTGGAAAGATGTTGGAGAAGCTTTATATCAATTAGGATCTGCTGGATTAACTGCAGAAGAAAGTTTAGCTGCTTTAGATTCAACTATGTCATTAATAGTTGGTACAGAAGGCGATGTTAGAGATGTTACAAAAGCAGTAGCTGGAATCTATAATAATTTTGCGGATACTATTACTCACGTCAATACTATACAAGAGAAATTTCAGTATATTAATAATGTTATAGCTGCAACATGGAAGTCCCACCAAGTTGAAATTGAGGAATTAACTATGGGTTACAAAAGAGCTTCTATGATGGCAGATAAAGTAGGAGTAAACTTTCTTGAATTAACTTCTATGCTTGGAGTACTGAATGATCATATGATAAAAGGGGGGCGTGCAGGTAGGTCATTAGTTAGTGTATGGTCAAGGATGTCTAGAGGAATACATGAGTTCTCAAGAGAATTTAATATAGCAATTGATCCAAATAAACCTCTAGATTTTATGGATATAATGACTAGATTAAGTGCTAAATTAAGCAAAGGCAAAACTTCTGTATTTGAAGTTGCTGCTGCTTTTGAAAGGCTAGGACTACGTGGTGCTCCTACATTCATAACTCTTATAAAAAATTGGGATGAAGTTAGTGAAGCTATGGCAGATATTAGTAGAGATTCTGATGCTCTTGCAAAAAATGAAGAAACATTACTTGATACAATAAGTGGAAGATGGAAACAGTTTCTAGGAGGGTTAAGAGTATACGTAACTGAAGCAGAAGGTATTATAAGTTACCTCAAAGACGTTCTAAAAGAAGGAGCAGATTGGTTTGAGTCAAAACATATGCAGAGAGTTGAGCAGAGACTAATAGGGTTAGCTAAGACTAGACCTTTGGGTGCAGTTAATATTGCAACTGGTAAACCTAATCAGTTTTTGAGAGACGAGATAAGACTTTTATCAGTAAGAGAAAAAATAGCCTTAAAGGAAGATGCTATATTATACTCAAGAGAAGGAGGCTGGGGCTGGACTAAGAAAGAAATAGAATACTGGAAAGCAATATTAGAGATACTTGATGATATAGAAATTGCAACTAAAAAGAAAAAAAAGGAGGAAGCAACTACTTTAAAAATAACCGAAACTTTGGCAGAAAAAAAAGTCAGAATGGCAGATACTAATTTAGCTATTGAAGAAAGGATACTTATAGCAGAGGAATTACTTGCTAAAGCAACTCAAAAAGTTAAAGACAGAGAAGCCGACCTAAATAGAGAGAGAGCAAAAGCTAAACCAATTTATGCAAATATTGTTGGTAATGCCAAATTGTTAGAAGAAGCAATGAAAGAGAGAATTGCTCTTGAAAGAACACTGGCTAGATTACGTAAAGAGTGGTCAGGCCCAGCAACAAAACAAACTATTGAAAGTCTCCAAATGCAGAAAGAAGATCTTGATTATGAGAACAAGCAACTTCAGGCAGAAAGTGATAGATATGCTTTAAAAGGAGTCACCAGTGATGAAGAAGAAAAGATGCTCGCTATAAGTAAGAGACAATATGAGATAGCAGTTAAACAATTAGAATTAGAACTAAGAATAAGTAGGATTAAAGGAGAAGGAGTATTAGAAACTGGGAAAAAAGCCCTTAGAGGGGTAGAGGAAGCAAGGGCAGCAAAGTTACTTAGGGATGAGAAGATACATAATCAAGCTATTGCAGAATTAAAGAGACAACAAACTATTGAGACCAATAAACTACTTATAGCTAAAGATAAAGAGATTTCTTTGGCTAAAATAGGAAATGCTGAAGCAATTGAAATTTTAAAGTTAGAAAAAGATAGACTAGACATAAGACTAAAAGATCTTGACATTGTAGAAGAGCTTGTAAAAAAAGATGCTGATGCTGTTGATAGAATACATAATAAAAGAAGACGAATAGAAATAGAAATCACAGAAAACCTTGAAAAACAAAGACGAGCTATGCATCCCCTTTATGATGCATACAAAAAAATAGAAGCTTCAGTTAAATCAGTTAACGAATTCATCTCTGATATAACTGTCCAGACAGCACGAGGCATAGCTGGAGGTCTAACAGATATAGTATATGATCTAACTGGTGGCTTTCAAGAACAACAGCAAGAAGCTGAAAATCTTAAAGGTAGGCTCGCAGAATTAAATAAAGAGTATAATAATCTTTTTGAAGAAGATGAGGGAAGAGCAAAAGAGATCACAGAGGAAATGGCTAGATTAAGAAAAGAAATTGATGATCTAGAAGACCCAATCCATAATCTTAAAGAGGCATTCAAGGACTTTTTTAAAGATTTAATTGATCAAATCCGTAAAGCAATTATACAGTGGATAGCTCTAAGAGCTGTACAAGCAGGTATGAGCTGGGCTGGATTTAATATAGGTGGTAATGCAGGTGGAGTTTCCCCAGGAGATTTGGGGTATGCAAACTGGGGAGGTTGGACTCTTCCAAAGAAAACTGGAGGAATACTCCCCGAGATAAAAGCTTTCAAGCAATTCTCTAGTGGGGGTATAACTTCTAGACCAACATTGTTAGCATTAGCTGGGGATAACAAATCTGGCAGAGAACTAATAATCCCTGAAGAGAATATTAAGTCTGATGAAGTATCAGGCTATGTTAGAGAAGGTGGAGGAGATATTTATATAGGTAATTTTATAACGGAAGGGGATTTATTAGCTGCCACTGCAGGAGCTAATGGAAAAAGAGTAGTTATAAATCATGTTTTGGAGGATATTGATAATCAAGGCCCTGTGTGGCAAAGGATAGGGGGCAGATGATGCGTGTATTTCCTATGGGATTAATCAACGGGACAGATTCAACGGCAACTTTAGATACCACAGGTCTCTCATACTCATTTTTTGAACCAAACCAAGGATGTAAAAGTGCCCCTATTTATCCAACACTTAAGACCACATATGAGAACCAAATAATATCAACTAGAAGAAAAGCTCTGCCCTACCTTACAATTAATTACAAATATAAGGACATTTGGGATAGAGAGAAGCAAGAAATCGACCACTTTATTAACAAAGTTGGAGGGGAATTAAATTCCTTCTATGTTGCTGATATATCTTCTATGGAAACTCCCTCAGATGTTGTGGATAATGGTAGCACATGGACAATAAGTATTGGAAGAACAAGAATTTATAGCTCTGTAGCTAATCAGCGTTCTAATTATGGGATGCTTTGGGATGGTAGTAAATTCAAAATTGGGAGTATATCCAGTGTATCTGCTGGGGTTTCAATAACAATCACTGAGACTTATGGAGATTTAACAGCCGCTGATGCAAAAACCAGTGGAGTACTTTATCCTCTATACCGATGTTATTTTAACTCAGTTCCAGATTTTACACCAACAGTTTTTATAGACGGTAATGTAGCCACATCTACAGATGCAGGGTATATGTGGTCGGGAGAAGTAAATTTTATATCAAAATATAAGATTTAAGGAAGTTAGCAATGGCATATGATGTAACAGCCACATTCCAGGCGGAACAAGTAAAGCTTGAAAATACCTTCGTAATTAATATGTACGTCATTAATGCTAGTCAGAGTGGTCATGATTTTTTATATTATTGGAATGGCAACCAAGATATATATGGTTTCCAACTCAACTCTAATGGCAGTGTTACTGCAACAGAACAAGTATATATTGGACTCCCCATTAGCCAAGATTCTCTAAAAACCAATATCTCTGGGGAGATCCCCCAACTGTCAATTTCTATACCTAATACTGATAGAACAGTTGAAGCTGTTATCCAAAATAATGATTATCTGCGAGGTAGAGAAATACATGTTTTAACCTGCTTTGCTAAGCATCTTCCTTCTGGAGCTACAGCTAAGCATATAGGGAGTTCACCAGATCACAATGCTGTTTTAAAAGAAAAGATGTACATTGACTCTACCACGAGCAATGAACAAGCTGTTACTTTTATATGTAAACCTAAATTTAATATAAAGAATATTATAGTTCCGGGTAGAAAATTTAGTAGAGAATGTGCGTGGAATTATTTGGGAACGGAATGTGATCCTGACGGTAATATTAATGCTGAAGCATTCCCCACATGTGATGGTACACTGAAACAATGCAGGGAAAGAGGAAATACCTACAGATTTGGGGGGTGGCCTTCTATCCCCCAAAAAGCAATTATAGTCGCATGATAATTAAAAAAGGTATAGAATTGTGAAATGGACAAAAGAAGAAGCTAATGCGGGGGGAACATAATGGCCCAATTTGACCGCTATATAGGTATACCCTACCAAAATCTTGGCAGATCCTTCTCTGGAGTCGACTGTTTCGGTCTTTTTTTTTTAGTGTATAAAAATGAACTTGGAATTACACTTCCTGATTTCACTGAACTCCAATACCCCCAAGATTGGTACAAAAATAGTGGAAACTATATCTTAGATAATATATG